GTTATGAACAATTTAAAAAAGCAAAGGTATAAGCCGGCACGGAAGCCGCATGTCCAAATACCCACAAACGAAGCTCAGCAATTGAGCAAACAGTTTACAGAACAAGAGCTAGAAATCATTCGCCAACTAGCCAGCAACAAGTTAGATTACAACAGCACAGAAGTTACAGACGACATACAAGACAAGCTATACGATTTTTATCACTCCAAGATGCCTGACATTACTAAAAGTGTACACGGCAGTCCTGGAATATGGATTACTAGTAGATTAAATACAATATATAAGGACACGCAGTAAACCTGCAACAAGACCCACCTTAGGGCCGTTTGGCGTCAACGGTCGAGTAGCTTGCTACTCAGGCGTCCGGACAATTGGACTGCACCCCGTAGTGTGCGCTGGATAAAGTAACCAGCAATAGATATCATGATAACGTTAACACAGAATTTATTATCCACAGAGGGGTATTGGACTAATCCTATAGCCAAACTTGTTTATTTGCCTACCACAGAAGACCTAGCATTGTTTGATCAAAACGGCTACGACTTAACAGTACTAGAACAGCACTATGCTTATAGTAACTATTGTAAACCCAAGCGTCATAGAGAACATATTAGAGCAATTAAGTCAGACTGGTTCACACAAGCAGATAAAATCGAAGGTGCAGTATTAAATCATAGTTTGTTATTTGAACGCAAAGGCTATTCAGGTGATGCATTAAAAGAACTTAAACTATGGGCCAAAGACTTGCCTTTGATTTACAAAATAATTGCGCTAAGACCTAAGTGGGGTTTAGACTTTAGCATGGACTATGTAGACAGACAAGGCAATGCCTTCGAAGTATTACATTGGGAATACGATGGCTTTGACTACGACGAAGTGCAAGTTCGTAAACTACAAGTGCAAGCCAAATTTGCCACAATAGATTGGGACGATGCAGGAGCGCAAATACTCAAGCATAAAGACCAATGGCATCATTTAGAGTTTTTTGAACAAAGCGATTGGAAATGCAATTACTTTGGGATTCCCAAAGAGCGATTCAAAATGGTTGCATGGGCTTGACTTTGACAAAGTGTTAGTTTATAATATAGTATGAACATCATTGAAATTTCTAAAGATCCTGCAATTGTCGATGTGGAGTTTCCTGAGTTTGAACGATTTGATGTAGACAAATTGTTTGAAGCTACTCCCGGCCGAGTAGATTACGGTAACTTAGATGTAGAGCCTCAGCGATTTACTATTTTTCCTCGCGATGACGTCAATGACGAGTTTAGTAAATTATCAAAAGAGTTATATGACCCTTTACGTATAATTACTAAGAGACTAATTGAACTGGATCCATTGCGCTATCCGTTATTTGACAGTCCTAACTTTGATGTATGGTATACTAAAAGATATGCTAGCAAAACTAAAGTAGGTTTTAGTCGTGTCATTGACCAACCAGGCTTTAACCAAGGGTGGCACTTGGATAATAGATTTGTATTGCTGTCTGGTATTATTAACATGCAAGACAACGAAACACAAACTGCATTTTCACGTGAACGCATAATGCGATGGATGCCCGAACAAGTCGAACATGAATTTCCCGAGAAGATTATACACAGGGGAAGAAACAAAAAGTGGACCGGCACATTCTGGCTTAACACTGAAGTTACGTGGCACTGTGTGCCGTTAGTACCTAGCACTAGAAAAATTATTCTTTGTAACTTATTCCTATGAAAAAATATCTAACAACTAGTTGGAAAGTTCTTTATATACAATTGCTAGCTCATGCTGGCTTGGTGTATCAGATTATGTATGGCACAATGTGGGCATGGTTAGTTACACTATTTGTATTTGTACTCTGCGGGTGCTTTGGTCTTGTTATGACTTATCATAGACTGCTAGCACATAATAGCTGGCCTGCTAGTCCACGTTACAGAAAGATTGGTAGTTTACTAGGTGCTTATGCTGGCATTGGTAGTCCAATGGTATGGACTGCTGTACATAGAGCACACCACAAGTATGTTGATACTGCTAAGGACCCACATGGCCCTGAGCACTTAGGACTAGCCAGGGTACAGTTTTTAGGAATGTTTGGGCAAGCGGGCGGCGAGCACATTGTAGACATGCTCAAAGACAAGTTTCAGACTAAGCTGAATCGAAACTATTTTAAAATGCACGTGGCAATAGGTATTACGTGGTTGTTAATTAGCCCTGCATTGTTTGTATGTGCGTATCTAGCACCAATGGCTTTGCTGTGGGAAATAGGCGGTAGCGTTAATACTATTAATCACTGGTTTGGGTATCGTAATAGAGATAATCCCAAACATCATGCTTACAATAACCCTATTACCGCCATACTGTTCTTTGGGGAGGGTTGGCATGCTAACCATCATGATAACCCAATTAGCTATACTACCAAGGAAAAGTGGTGGGAATTTGACTTTGCCGGGCTAATGATTAAATTGGTTAAATAGTATATCGGAGTTTAATCATGAGAGCACATGAATTTTTAACAGAAGCAAAAGCAACGTCACAGCGTTTAGATCCTAAGTGCTGGGACGGATACAAGAAACAGGGCACTAAAGTCAAAGGCGGCGTGCGTGTTAATAACTGTGTTAAAGAAGAGCTGGAAGAAGAGTTTGACCATATCAAACGTACGGTAGAACACATTGCAGAATCGCACGGTGTCGATGCTGAAGTTGTATGGGAAGACTTAGAAAGCCTTAGCAATGACGAATTGTATGTATTTGCTTTCACACAAGAGACTGTGCTAGAGGATTGGCAAAAAGTTAATAAAAAAGATAAAACAGACGGCATGAGTAAAAAAGCCGTTAGTGCTTATCGTCGCGAACATCCTGGTAGCAAACTACAAACTGCTGTCACAACTAAACCTAGCAAATTAAAGAAAGGTAGCAAAGCGGCTAAAAGACGCTCTAGTTACTGCTCTAGGTCAGAAGGACAAAAGAAAATGCACCACATAGATTGTTCTAAGACTCCGGACAAAGCGATTTGTAAAGCACGTAGACGTTGGAACTGTTAATATGAGAGCACATGAATTTTTAAACGAACAAGAAGGTGTATGGAAGCCTAGCGGTGATTTATGGGACGTTGAACGTGCCAAAATAGATATCATTGGACTTGGACATTTAATCTTATTCGGAACTGTTGCTGTAGGTAAAGATGCATATGACAGTATCAAAGCTCTAAGCAAAGTAGGATTAACTTATCCAGACTTGCACCAAACTCTATTGGACTTTTACAACGAAAAGAAAGATCCAAAAGCTGATTGTATTCCTGTTATTAAAAAATGGCTTGTTGCCCATAAGCCTTATATAGCAGGCGAACTACACAGCGACCATTGGAAAACTACTCCCAAGAGCTCTAACATGATGAGCTCAAAAGAAACTCAGCATCCACCTAAAGCTACCTCTTGACTTTCATGATTAATTAGCGTAGAATAAATAATCTACGCAGTTAATTATGCGACCATACGTACACACAAACCCACTTACTGCTACAGAGGTAGCCAAACTAAGAGAATCTAGCACTGAATGGCTTAACAGTCAAAGTGATAGTATGTGCTTGGCTAAATGGTATCACGTCAGTTTACACTTAACCAATGGTAGAACACACAGTTGCTACCATCCTCCTACTCACACTATTAGCTTGGATCAAATCCAACGCAAACCTAGTGCATTGCACAACACTGACCAAAAGATTCTAGAACGCAAACAAATGCTTCGAGGCGAAAAGCCTGAAGGCTGTAAGTATTGCTGGAGTTTAGAAGCACAAGGACATGCCAGCGATAGACATTATCGCAGTAGTGAACATTGGGCACTACCTTATCGCGATAGTATCAGTAACTTAGAACCTAATCCCACTTACGTTGAAGTTAACTTTAATCAAAGTTGTAACTTTAAATGCGCTTATTGTAGTCCTCACTTGAGTACTGCATGGGAAGAAGAAATTAAAGAGTATGGTCCTTATCCTACCAGCACTCCGCACAATGCCATACCTGCACTAGAAGCAAATGGCCTAATGCCGTTAAAGGTAGCCAACAGAGATAATCCTTATGTGGAAGCATTTTGGAAGTGGTGGCCTGAGCTATATGAAACACTACTAGTCTTTCGTATGACTGGTGGCGAGCCATTAATGGACAAGAATACATTTAAAGTACTTGACTATGTTGCGGCCAATCCCAAGGGAGACTTAGAGATAGGCATTACTACAAACATGTGTCCGCCTACTCAGGACTTGTTAGACAAGTTTGTTAATAGTGTACAAGCCATTGAAAATTATAGTGCCAGTGCAACCATTGTAGCAGTTAACAACGGAAAGAAAAGTCATACTAAGTGGCCGCGGCATGTACTAAACAAGTCTGAAGTTAATGTAGACACATTGCATCGTTTACAAGTACACGGCTTGCCTAGCATTGATCATGTACCTGCTGACGGTAGCTTTAGCTACGAGCTAACTAGAACCAAAGCATGTAGGCACATTGGTATCTATGTTAGTGTAGACAGCGTTGGAGCACAAGCTGAATACATTCGTAATGGCATGAACTATGACCAATTAATTACTAACACCAAGCGTGTATTGTATGATACACATATGACTACTGTTAACTTTATTAACACCTTTAACATTCTAAGCGTACCAGGATTGCAAAAATATCTTGAAATGATTTTAGATATGCGTAAGTACGTTAACAGTCTAAAAGACATTCCTGAAAAGAATCCAGAGTTTAACAACTACTGGGATCGTCAGCGTGTATGGTTTGACATTCCTACATTACGCACACCCTTATGGTTAACTGTACAAAACTTGCCCGCAAATATGTATAGCTTGTTGGATAAGGCCGTACAGTTTATGGAAGCAAACAGCGTAGCAGTACACGGCGAACTAATTGGCTTTGCTGATTTTGAAATAGACAAACTAAAACGCAATATTGATTGGATGAAAAACGTTCAGTACACTGACAACGAACGTGCATTATTGCGTAGAGATTTTTATGCTTTCTTTAGAGAGTATGACTATCGCAAAGGTACAAACTTTGTTAAAACATTTCCAGAACTACAACTCTACTGGAAACAATGCGAGAACAGTTATAATGCAAGAGCCTAAAAGCTATTACGACAAATTACTAGAAACAAAAGAAAAGCTCAATGCTGTGGGTAAGGGCTTCTGCTTGATGAAATGGCAAACGGAAACACTGTACTTGCACATGGGCGATAATCACAGTTGTTACCATCCTAGGCCGCACAAGATTAAGATAGAAGATATACAAAGAAGCCCTAGTGGACTACACAATACAGAGTACAAAAAGCAACAACGTAAACTAATGTTGGAGGGAGAGCGTCCTAGCGAATGTTACTACTGCTGGAACGTAGAAGACTTAGAGGGTGACCATATCAGTGATAGGTTTGTACACAGCACTAGCGACTATGCTATAGAAGACTACGACACAATTAGAAACTTAGATGCTGATGCAGATTGGAATCCTCGTCACATTGAAGTTAGCTTTGGTAATGCTTGCCAACTTAAATGTGGATACTGCTGTCCACAAGCTAGTAGTGCATGGATGGAAGAAATCAAACGCAAAGGTGACTATGACATTACTACCAAACAGTACAGCATAGACTTTTTAAAAGCAGGTGTGTTTTACGAACCCGATATGCCAAACCCTTATGTGGATGCGTGGTGGGAATGGTGGCCTAGTTTAAAGAAGGACCTTAGGGTGTTTCGTATTACGGGCGGCGAGCCTTTGCTTAACAGTAACACATTTAAACTGTTAGACATGCTAGATGAAGATCCTGCGCCTGAGCTTCAGTTACACATTAACAGTAACTTAGGCATGAAGTCCAGCTTGGTTGAAAAGATGAGTGCTAAGGTTAGCAAGTTACTAGCAGAAGGCAAGATTAAAGACTTTAGATTGTTTACCAGCATCGATGGGTGGGGAGAACGTGCAGAGTATATGCGTAATGGATTGGACTGTGCTCTGTGGGAAAAGAATGTACGCATATTCTTAGACACTGTGCCCAATAGTAAAATCAATTTGATGATTACATTTAACGTACTCAGCGTAGTTAAGTTTAGATTGCTATTAGACAAGATTTTAGAATTAAGAAAAGAGTATGGTACATTAGAAAACATGTACACACAACGCATAGGCTTTGATACTCCCTATCTTAAAGAACCTCCGCATTGGATGATTAACATTCTTACCAAGAACTTCTTGGACTATATGTACGACCATTTACGTCATATGAAGTACAAAGAAAGAACCGTTGATTTCAAGCATGGCTTTGACAAAGTTGAAATGGAAAAGTTCAAGCGTGTAGTTGATTACATGGCAGAGAATCCTGTGAGCCCGGACATAATTAAACAAGGACGCAGAGATTTTTATACATTCTTTACAGAACATGATAAACGTAGAGGTACTAGCTTATTAGATACCTTCCCAGAATACACAGACTTCTTTTATGTTTGTGAACAAGTATACAGGAATTGGAAATGAGATTAATGAACTATGATGTGCCAGCACTATACGGTCCTGGTGAAATTACTGGTATGCACTTAGAGCTTACAGACAAGTGTAATGCGGGATGTCCTATGTGCCCGCGTTATATTAACAACGGTGCAGAAATGAATCCAAAAGTATTGGAAACTGAAATTACCCTTGAGCAATTTAAAACATGGTTCCCACCTGAGTTTGTTAAACAGCTCAAGCGTGTGTATGCATGTGGTAATTACGGAGACCCTATTGTTGCCAAAGACAGTTTAGAAATCTTCAAGTACATGCGAGAACACAATCCTGACATGGCCTTAACATTGCATACCAATGCCAGCGCACGTACACCTGCATGGTGGACGGAGTTGGGTAAGGTAGTTAATAACTTTGAACGCGGAGACTTCTGCGTGTTTAGTGTAGACGGCTTAGAAGACACTAATCACTTGTATCGTCGCAATACTAAGTTCAGTAAGATCCTAGCCAACATGAAAGCATTTAAAGCCGCAGGTGGAGTTGCTAAGTGGGACTTTATTGTATTCAAGCACAACGAACATCAAGTTGAAGAAGCTAGAGCACTGGCCAATGAACTAGGTTTTGAGTTCTTTAACGTTAAGCGTACTACTCGCTGGCACAAGTGGGACGATGCTGGCCGAGGATTCTACGAAGTTCTTAACAAGGACAAACAAGTTCTATATAAACTAGAACAGCCAGACAACGAAAACTTTAGAGACAGTAACTTTAAAGAACTAAAAACAATTGGCATTGTGCCTATGTACATTACTAATCAAGAGTTTGATAAAATGAATCAAATTAGTCTTGAACACCGGGAATGGGACAATGAAAAGAATGAATGGGTCAAGTTCAAGCACAATGACATTGAAGTTAGTTGCAGAGCACAGCATCACGAAAAGGGCGGCAACAATCAACTAAACGAAATCTTTGTAAGTGCCAGCGGACATGTATTCCCATGTTGCTTTATTGGCGGTGAGCCGTGGCGTCACATTAGCGATGACCGCCCATGGGAAGTTGCCAAACAAGGCGCGGCATTTAAAAACATCAGTGACGATGCTAGTATTCAAATGATTGAACTTGCAGGTGGTATGGATACATTAAGCCTACACAAGAATACTCTAGCACAAGTACTCAAAGGTCAATTCTTTGATAGATTCTTGCCACGTAGTTTGTACAAAGGCCATAATATGCGTAGCAGACAATGTAGCACTTGCTGTGGTAAAGAATGGAACAAACTAGACAACGGTGAGCTAGGTAGTCAACATCATAAGACACAAACAAATGGATGACTTGGATAGATTAAAGTCTGTTAAGGCCAAGCTGGATCAAGTAGGACCCGGCTTTTGCTTACTTAAATGGACACAGCAAACATTGTATTTGCAAACAGGTGACAACCATAGTTGCTACCACCCGCACCCGCACAAAATTGATATTAAAGATATTAAGCGTAGTCCGTCGGGTTTACATAATACAGCACACAAGGCAGAACAGCGTAAGCAAATGCTTAAAGGGCGCAGACCCGATGAGTGTAGTTTTTGTTGGCAAGTAGAAGACAATGGACATATCAGTGACAGAATCATTAACAGTGCCAATGACATGGATGTGTATGATGTTGTTAAAAACTTAGACTACGACCAAGACTACAACCCTAAGTTTATCGAAGTTAACTTTGGTAATGTGTGTAACTTTATGTGTGGCTATTGTACTCCTACTGTCAGTAACAGTTGGATACAAGACATTAAGACTAATGGTCCTTTTCCTGTTATAACAAAACAGTATAACATAGACTTTATCAAAGACAGAGAGTACTATGAAAGCGATGACGAAAATAATCCATACGTAAAAGCCTTTTGGGACTGGTGGCCTACACTGATTAAAGATTTAAAGACTTTACGCATTACTGGCGGCGAGCCTATGCTTAATCAAAATACCTGGCAGTTGCTAGACAAGTTGGAAGCAGAGCCTGCACCTCATCTAACTTTGCTGATTAACAGTAACCTAGGAGTTAAGCCTGCGCTAATAGAACGCCTAAGCGAACGTGTGCGTACATTGCTTAATAAGAAAGCTATCAAAGACTATCGTATGCACGTTAGTTTAGATACATGGGGAGCACCTGCAGAATATATACGTTATGGGTTAGACTGCACAGTATGGGAACAGAACTTTAAAACTATAATGAACAACTTCAAGGACATTAATGCCAGTGTTGAAATTATGGTTACTTATAACAACATGGTGTTGCCCAGCTTTAACTTGTTGTTGAAAAAGATATTAGAGTGGCGTCAGCTTTATGGCAATCGTGTTGAGTTTATTACTCCACACCTTAAGGAACCTGACCATTGGAGTATTAACATACTACCTGCTGAGTTTATCAAATACATAGATGCTGACATCGACTTTATGAAACAGCATTTAAATAAAGGATTCAGCGCAGTAGAAGTAGAACGACTAGAACGTGTGCGTACACATTTTAAAAAGCACACATTGTCCTTGGTAAGAGAAGTTCATGCCAAGGCAGACTTTTATAGGTTCTTCATGGAACATGATAAAAGACGCGGAACTGATTTCCTAGCAGTATTTCCAGAATACGAAAACTTTTTGAAAGAATGTAAACAATATGCCAAATAACACATTATGTGTATTGCCCTTTAACACTTTGAGTATTGGCCAAAGTGGGCATCAGCGTTTGTGTTGTAACGCACTTAACGGCGGGTTGAGCAATAGCGATATGCCTGCTCCGGTTACTCAACGTGTTGAATTAACATGGCAACACAATTCCGCATTACAAAGAGTACGCAGTACTATGCTAGCAGGATACAAGCCAGCACAATGTGAACGTTGCTGGAAGTTAGAAGACATTGGTGCAGAAAGCTATAGACAAATTAACAATACATATAGGTTTCCTGCTACATACGAAAAGTTGTTGCAAGGCGATGCTACGGTTAAACTTGAACGGTTAGAGCTAGACTTTGGCAACAAGTGCAACTTGGCTTGCAGAATGTGTCATCCGTATAGTAGCAGTTTGCTAGCACAGGAAATTAACAAAGATCCTGCTAACGCATACACACAAGTTGATATGGAATTCTTAGAAAAGACTAGTTGGGTTAAGCGTAGCAGACTATTTGATGTTGTCCGTGAACAAGGACACGATTTAAAAAGCGTATACATCATTGGTGGTGAACCTTTAATCATGGACGAGCAAGAAGAGTTTCTAGACTTGTTAATTGAACTAGACTTTGCCAAAAACATTTCGCTTGAATATAACAGTAACATTACTACTATTGGTAGCAAATGGTATGACAAGTGGAGCCACTTTAAAGAAGTAAACTTAAACGCCAGCATAGACGGTGTAGAAGAATACTACGAGTATGTACGTTGGCCAGCTAAATGGGATAAAATATATAGTAACTTACAAGAACTAAAGTACTGGTCCAAGCAACGTCCTAATAATAAGACTTGCATACACACTACACTAAGCAATTTAACTATGCCTAGTATGAAAAAAGTTGCAGACATTTTAGTAGGCGAACTAGACTTTAATATATTTGTTATCAACGTGGATCATCCAACTTGTATGCGACCCGAAGTACTACCTGATTCCGTTAGAGATAGTATTGCGTTAGATGCCGCAGAACATATTAACAGTAAGTTTGGCGAACACTATGCTTTATCTAACATGGTAAAGAGTTTGGAAAAGATTGCCTCACTACCTAGCCCTAGTGAACAAGACCGACAGGACTTTATTAAACGTATGAAGTTCATGGATCAGCATCGCAAACAAAACCTATTGGACTTACACCCATGGTTTAAGGAATGGTACGATGTATATTAATAAGCAAACATTTTGCATCCATCCTAATGCGGCTATTAGCACTACTCCAGACGGGCACTATAAAACTTGTTGTATGAGTGAGTTGGCTATCCGTAAAGAAGATGGCACACCATATAAGCCTAGCATAGACAACATGCAAGAAGCCTTTGACAGCAAGTGGATGAACGAACTGCGAAGAGACTTAAACATAGGGTTCAAGCACCCTAACTGTAAAAGATGTTGGGACGAAGAACGTGCCGGGCAAAATAGTAAGCGTATGCGAGACAGCAAAGAATATCTCGATGGCAAGAAAACTATTATGCCTGGGGAACACATCATTAAGATAGTAGACTTAAAAATGGGCAACTTGTGCAACTTAAAGTGCAGAATATGTAACCCTATGAATAGCAGTCAATGGATCGACGAATGGTATGACTTGCGTAAGCCCAGCGAAAGTAAAGTAGAGTTTCATCGTAGCTTTAAAGAAATGCGCGATGCTTGGAAGAAGGACCAAAACATTTGGGACAACTTAGAACAAGCATTACCTAACATTGAACACATGGACTTATATGGCGGTGAACCTTTGCTGATTGAAAACATGTGGACTATATTAAAGCACAGCGTTGAGCAAGGATATAGTAACAAACAAACTATACACTACAACACCAATGGTAGTATCATGCCTAACAGTGAGCAGATTGAATTGTGGAAACAGTTTAAGTTAGTAGATGTGCAGGTAAGTGTAGACGATATCGGCGACAGGCACCACTACCAGCGTTATCCTAGTCAATGGAATAAAGTGCGTGAGCATGTGCTACAGTTTAAAGAACATAGCTGGATTAGATTAAGCACTAATGCAACTATAAGTAACTACAACATATTTTACTTAGACGAAATCACCAATGAAATTGTTAAGAACATTGGTACCAGCGTTTGGTATAATATACTACATGCACCTTACGACCAAAGCATTGCGGCATTAGATCCTGGCATTAAAGAAATCTTGGTTAAGAAACTTAGCCCGCTACAAGAGTACCAACCAGAAATACTGCCTATACTTAACTTTATGTCAAGTAGTCCAGACCCAGACAAGATGCGTATGTTTGTGCAACGCAACGAAGAACAAGATGAATATCGTAAACAGAGCTTTAAAGACACTTTCCCCGAGTGGTGGGACATCCTTAGATCCTACTACAAATAAAAGTATCTGTACGCTACCATGGGTACACTTACATGCGTGGCCTGACGGTAAGGCGTTTCCTTGTTGCCTGAGTGATCCAATGAAACCAATTGGTAATCTCAATCAAACTAAAATTATTGATATCGTCAACGGCGATGCGTATAAAGAAATAAAGCGCAAGATGCTGGCAGGTGAAAAAGTAGACACTTGCTATAAATGCTACGAGCAAGAAGCATTAGGTATGGACAGTATGCGTACTAATAGTTTTAAGTACCATCCCACAGACTTTACTGATTTTAAACTTAAATACCTTGACATTAGATTCAGCAACGTTTGTAACCTAGCTTGTGTTAGCTGTGGCCCTACATTTAGTAGCAAGTGGCATACGGATTGGATTAAGTTAGGACGCAGTAGTGGACACGATAGAATATTGAGCTTAGACATTATGGAACAATTAAAAACCAGTTATTTAGATGACGTAGAAAACGTTACCTTTGCCGGCGGTGAGCCATTGGTAACTGATCAGCACTATGAAGTTTTGGAATACTTTGCAGAGCAAAAGCGCCAAGTAAACATTTCTTATATTACTAACCTTACTAATTTAGATTACAAAAAGAAAAACATACTAGACTTGTGGAATAACTTTAGCAACATTAGTATGTTGGTTAGCATCGACAATGTATGGGATCGTTTTGATTACATTCGTTGGGGTGCGGGCTGGAAACAAACCCTGGACAATTTAGTTAGAGTTAAAACTCACTGCCCGCACATTGATATTAAGATTACGCCCAGTATTAGTATATTGAACATCTTAGACTTGGACAAAATCGAACGAGCGATTTATACAGCCACTGGAATACACAGCTACCAATATAATGTTATCAGTTACCCCGATAACCTAAAAGCTGATTTGTTGCCTGCTGAATACAGGGACGAAGCTAGGCGTATGGCCCAGTTTCATAGACAGTGGCTTAAAGAGCGTGATTTAACTTCTGAAATGCCTGATTTAGTAGACAATTTGCTAAAAAATCAAAGCAATAACATTGATTCAACCCGTAAGTACTTAAAGGACCTAGACGCAGTTAGGGGCACAGATAGCCAGCAATTGTTTCCATATATTTGGTAAATATAAGGATAACAGGAGCACACATATGGCTAGAACAATAGGTCAAAACGGTCTGGATTTAATCAAGCATTTCGAAGGATGCTATAGTTCAATCCCAGGATCTGCCGCACTAGGCAAGATCAAACCAAAACCAGTAACAAACCTACATAATACAGAACAAATGGTTTACAGCTATCGCTGTAGCGCCAACGTTGCAACAATTGGTTGGGGCAACACACGTTGGGCAGACGATACACCAGTAGCAGATGGTGACGAATGTACGTTAGCAGAAGCAAATGAACTATTTGAAACTGAAGTTGATGAATTTGCACACAACGTAGATAAGCTAGTTACAAACCCACATGTTACACAAAACATGTTTGATGCATTGGTTAGCTTTGCTTACAATGCAGGTGTAGGTAACTTACGTGCCAGCACATTGCTTAAAACAGTTAATGCTGGTAATTTTGCAGGTTGTCGTGAACAGTTCATGCGCTGGAACAAAGCCGGCGGCAAGGAACTTCCAGGACTAACCAAACGTCGAGTAGCAGAAGCTGACTTGTTTGAACATCCGGACGAATAATTATGCTACACATTGAAGAATGCCCAATCTGCGGCGGCAAACATCCAAAGAAATAACACCAATATCTAAGATGTGACTTGACTGGCATAGGCTTACTAAATTATAATGCAACATAACATTTTTTAGGAGGCTCTATGCCAGGACGTTCATTCAATTCAGAAGATATTGCAAAACTCAAAAAACTATTCAACGAAGGTATGCGTGTAATGCGCGAGATGGAAGACCTACGTGAAGGTCTCAAAGACACAGTTAAATCCATCGCAGAAGAAATGGACATGAAGCCTGCTGTCCTTAATAAGGCTTTAAAAATCGCACACAAAAACGCACTCAAAGACGAACAAGAAGCTTTCAGCGAAGTCGAAGAAGTGCTTGAAGCTTCAGGCTTTACCCTTTGATTAATAAAATTAAATCTTGGTTCACTCCTACACTGGAGTGGATCAAAGAAGACTACCAAGAGTGGCCATTTCGATTTTACATCGAAGTCCTGGCCTGGACCATTAGTATTGGAAATAGCATCGTAATGATGTTGACAGTACCAAACCCACCGCTTATAATACTGTATCCTATATGGATATTTGGTTGTGCGTTGTATGCGTGGGCGGCTTGGACTAGAGGTAGTTTTGGTATGCTGGCCAACTATATGTTGTTAGTAACTATAGATTCCATTGGGCTAATTAGGATGATTATTAAATGAGCTATGTAGACGCATTCTACAATAAACAAAAAGACTTAATTCAAGTTGTCGAACGTGTTAACGGACAAAGGAAGTTCAAAGACATTCCTGCCAAGTATGTGTTCTACTATCCCGATGCCAAAGGCAAATACAAAAGCATTTACGGACAGCCACTAAGCAAAGTAGCTGTAAACAATCACAAGGCATTTGATAAAGAAAAGCGTATCTATAGCGGTAAGAAACTATACGAAAGCGATATCAAGCCTGTGTTCCGTTGTTTAGAAGACGAGTATCCAAACGGCGATACTCCTGAACTAAACGTTTGCTTCTTTGACATTGAAGTTAACTTTGATAAGGAAAAAGGTTTTGCGGATCCTAGTGACCCGTTTAACAACATTACCAGTATCACGTTATACTTGAGCTGGCTGGATCGTCTTATTACTTTGTGTCTAAAGCCTAACACTCTTACCACAGAGCAAGCTGAAGAAATTTGTAGCAGATTTGAAAATACTGTGCTATGCAGTACCGAAGAAGAAATGCTAGATATGTTTATTCAGCTAGTAGATGATGCAGACATTCTAAGCGGATGGAACAGTGAAGGCTTCGACATTCCTTATACATTCAATCGCATTGCAAGAGTCATGGGGCAGGATCACTGCAAGCGTTTTTGCTTGTGGGGACAAAAGCCTAAAGCTCGAGAGTTTGAAAAGTATGGCAAGACTGCTGTTACCTATGACTTGATTGGTCGTGTACACTTAGACTATCTTGAACTGTATCGTAAGTATACCTATCACGAACTTCATACATATCGACTTGACTATGTTGGCGAGTATGAACTAGGTGAAACAAAGGTACATTACGAAGGTACGTTGGATCAGTTATACAACAATGACTTTGAAAAGTTTATTGCGTATAACAGACAAGACGTTATGCTCTTGGTCAAGCTGGATAAGAAACTACAGTACATTGACTTAGTTAACGTTTTGGCACATGCTAACTGTGTATTGTTCCCAACTACAATGGGTGCTGTTGCAGTTACTGACCAAGCTGTTATCAGAGAAGCGCACCAGCGCGGACTTATCGTTCCTGACAGAACCAGGGAACATGCTGAAACACAAGCCGCAGGTGCTTATGTTGCTTATCCTAAAAAAGGTATTCACGAATGGATTGGCTCAATGGACTTGAACAGTCTGTATCCTTCTGTTATTCGTGCGCTTAACATGAGTCCAGAAACAATCGTCGGACAGTTGCGTTTAGACATGACTAAGAAGATGATTAAGGACGGCATGGAAGCAGGTAAGAGCTTTGCAGACTGTTGGGACGGACGCTTTGCTACTATGGAGTACGAAGCAGTAATGAATCAGGACATTGGCACTGATGTTATTATTGACTGGGAAAATGGTCGTAGCGAGCAAGTTAGCGGAAAACAAGCATATGAAATGATTTTCCTTAGCGGACAAAACTTAATGATTAGTGCTAACGGTACTATCTTTAACTTTACCGAAAAAGGTGTCATCCCAGGCTTGTTAGAGCGTTGGTACAGTGAACGTAAAGACTTGCAGAAGAAAGCCAAGGCTTGTATTGACAACGAAAAAGAGTTTGAGTTCTGGGATAAGCGACAGCTAGTTAAGAAGATTAACTTGAACTCAGCATACGGTGCGTTGCTTAACGCAGGTAGTCGATTCTTCGACCAGCGACTAGGACAAAGTACTACACTGACTGGACGTTGCATTGCTCGTCATATGGCCGCGCAAGTTAATGCTATGTTTACAGGAGAATACAATCACGTAGGTGAAACAATTATCTATGGTGATACTGACTCTGTTTACTTTAGCGCATGGCCTGTGTTTAAAGGCGAAGCTAGTCGCGGCGAGATTGATTGGAGCAAAGAAAAGATTGTTGAACTATACGATACTGTTAGCAACGAAGTCAATGATACTTTCCCTGCATTTATGAACAGAGCGTTTAATGTTCCGGGCGTATATGCGGCACCTATTAAAGCTGGTCGAGAAGTTGTTGCGTCCAAAGGCATTTACATGACTAAGAAGCGTTATGCTGTTCTTATCTATGATAAGGAAGGCAAGCGTAAAGACTTAGATGGAGAGCCAGGTGAAGTTAAGGCCATGGGCTTAGACTTGAAGCGAGCAGATACTCCAGAATTTATGCAAAAGTTTCTTGAAGAGATTTTGCTTATGCTATTAACTGGCGAAGACCGTCAAAAGATTTTGGACAGGATCTTAGACTTTAGAAAAGATTTCAAAGCCAAACCCGCTTGGGAAAAAGGCACACCAAAGCGTGTAAACAACTTAACACAACATACTGCCGTGTTTAACAAAACTGGTAAGTGCGGAGTTGGACATGCTATGGCCGCAATCAATTGGAATCGTATAAAGAAGATGCACAATGACCAATTTAGTATGGATGCAGTTGACGGTATGAAAGTTGTTGTATGCAAACTAAAGAACAATCCATTGAACATGACCAGTATTGCTTATCCAACTGACGAGCAAAGACTGCCATTAT